TCGATCCAGTAACTGTGGATAAACTGGAGCGTCAGACAAAGACATTATTTGATTCTGCCATGGCACTCTATGGTCAAATGCTTGATCTTGGCGTGGCAAAGGAATGTGCTCGTATGGTGCTTCCTCTGGCAACGCCTACCAAAATCTACATGACAGGATCATGTCGTTCATGGATTACATATATTGCTCTTCGTGAAAAAAATGGAACACAAAAAGAGCACATGAAACTTGCTAAAGATTGTAAAAGAATTTTTGTAGAGCATTTCCCAACTTGTGCCGAAGCACTTGGAGGTTTAGATGTAGATTGGGTATTGTAATGTAGTGAATGTATAAATAGATATAGTGTATGTTATATCTATGAAAGCAATAACACTTAATGAGGGACAAAAATTTAATAGGTGGGAAGTTATAAGTTCTTCCCCCACAATTCAATATTTTGGAACAAGTAATCGTCCTGTTAGATGTTTTCTATGTAAATGTGAATGTGGAGTAGAAAAATTAGTTAGAGGTGATTATCTAACAAGAGGAACAAGTAAAAGTTGTGGTTGTCTTAGATCTGATAGAGCTAAGGAAACTGGAAGAAAACAAAAAACAATAGAATCTTACCACAATAAAATTTATGGTGATTGTAAAAGATCTGCTAAACACAGAGGAAAGGAGTGGTCTTTAACAAAAAAAGAACATTTTGACATTATTACAAAATCCTGTTATTATTGTGGAGAACCTCCAATTTTAAGAGAAAGTAATGTTGGTATTCCATTCTCACATTGGGGGATAGACAGACAAGATAACAGTGTTGGGTATACTTCTAACAATTCGGTATCTTGTTGCCACATATGTAATACTATGAAAATGGATTTATCTCTAAATAAATTTTCTGAACACATAAAAAAACTCTCTAAAAGATCTTTAGAGTGGGTCTAAATATTTTTGTATTGAATTCTTAACAATGCCCACATATCCTATAGTAAATAAAAAAACTGGTGAACAAAAAGAAGTGACTATGAGTTACACTGTTTGGGATCAATGGAAAGAAGATAACCCGGATTGGACACGAGATTGGTCTGATCCATCTACTGCACCAATGGCAACTGAAGTTGGTGATTGGAGAAATAAACTTAAAACGAAGTATCCTGGGTGGAATGATGTTCTTCATAAAGCATCTAAAATGCCAGGCGCAAATGTAAAAAAATTAGGTTAACATGACAAGAAGAAAAAGAGCGTCTGCAGAGCAACCAATTGGGGTTGGACTCACCACAAAGCAGATGAAGAGGAAGAAACCTCTTAGCCAAGAATATCTAGTTGATATTGGACCACTTACAGAAAATCAAAAAGTTTTATTTGAGTCTTACAAGAAAGGAAAACATTTAGTTGCTTATGGTTGCGCGGGCACAGGTAAAACTTTCATCACACTTTACAATGCACTGATGGATGTTCTTTCAGAGAATACTCCATATGAAAAAATTTATCTTGTAAGATCTCTTGTTGCTACCAGAGAAATTGGGTTTCTCCCTGGCGACCATGAAGATAAGGCAGATATTTACCAAATTCCTTATAAGAATATGGTAAAGTATATGTTTCAAATGCCATCCGATGCTGACTTCGAGATGCTGTATGGCAATCTTAAATCTCAAGAAACTATTAAATTCTGGAGTACATCATTCCTTCGTGGCACCACACTTGATAATGCTATTGTAATTGTTGATGAGTTTCAGAATCTTAATTTTCATGAATTAGATTCTATTATTACTCGTGTCGGCGAAAATACTAAAATTTGTTTTTGTGGAGATGCAAGACAGTCTGATTTGACAAAGACCAATGATAAAAACGGTATTATTGACTTTATGAATATCTTGCGTAAAATGACATCATTTGATATAATTGAATTTGGAATCGAAGATATTGTTCGTTCCGGTCTTGTCAAAGAATATCTTACAGCAAAAATTGATGCAGGTTTTTAATGTTTAATCATATTGATTTGAATCTTCCATCTCTCGACAGAGAAACTATTGATGGAGTTCGTTATTATAAAGTACCAAATCAAGAAGATCTTATTCGACTGGTCTCCATTACTTCGGTGACCAGTCATTTTAATAAGGAAATCTTTGTAAAGTGGCGCAAAAAAGTTGGTGAAGAAGAGGCAAATCGGATTACCAAGGCTGCTACAAGTCGTGGTACTGATATGCACACTCTTGTTGAGCATCATCTTAAAAATGAGGATTTACCAAAAGTTCAACCGATTTCAGATTTTCTTTTTAAAATCTCCAAATCAACACTTAACAATATAAATAATATTCATGCTTTAGAAAGTTCCCTATATAGTAAGGAACTTGGTATTGCTGGGACTGTTGATTGTATTGCCGAATATAACGGTGAGTTAGCGATAATCGACTTTAAGACATCTGCGAAACCAAAACCAGAAGACTGGATCGAACACTATTTCGTTCAATGTATGGCATATGGTTGTATGCTTTACGAAATGACCGGTATTATGGTCAAAAAACTTGTGATCATCATGGCATGTGAAAATGGAGAATGCGTCGTTTATGAACAAAGAGACAAAGCAAAGTACATCAAACTTCTCGACAAATATATTAGAAAGTTTGTTGGAGATAAACTGGAACAATATGGAACCAAACAAGGAACTGGAACAAGCGATAGAGAAGAAGTTTCTAACGCCGTCTAGGTTTGCCCTAGAGATTGAAAAAATCGTTGCCGAAGAAAAACTCAATTATATTGATGCTATTTGTCACTATTGCGAAATCAATCAGATTGAGGTAGAATCGGTTACTAAGTTAGTATCAAAACCACTCAAAGAAAAATTGAAGTGGGATGCGACTCAACTTAATTTTATGAAAAAAACTTCAAGGGCAAAACTTCCTCTATGATCGTGACACCATTTGAAACTTATCAACATTATTTGTCACTCAAAAATCATTTTACAAATCCAAAATACGATTTCTTTAAATACGGAGCAAAAACTAGGGCAAGTGTGGCGTCATTTAACAAACGACGCGACAAATACTGGTTTGAGAAGACTTCTCGTAAGTATTCTGATAAAGAAATCGTAGATTTTTTAGTATCTAATTTTGTTGCATCTACTAACCCAGAAAACTTATGGATTGGAGAAATTATCAATTCTGGCGAAAGAAACTACGCCGAGTGGATGAAACGACAGCAGAGTTTGAGTTACTTGTACAAAGAACAAATGCAAGAATTCTTCTCGGAAAACAAATTAGAGGATGCCTTCAATTGTTCCAAAGGACATCCACTAATACTCAAAAAGTTCCTTGGTGGAGAAATATCCATTGAGACCTTATTAATCTGTGAGAAGATATTTTGTTTTAGAGAAAGGTTTAATAAAAAACTTCTGGACCCTGTGTGGGAGTGTGTTTCCTTAAAGATTAAAAAATATTCACCGTTTCTTCAAGTAGATATTTTTAAATATAAAAAAATACTCAAAGAAATAATTTTATAATTGGCGGGCAGCAAAGTCGGGTAGGGGTATTTGACTTGCGTAAGTCCCGCCTTTACAATATAAATAATATTACCCCTACTAAAAGAATATGTTAAATGTATCAGGTATTAACAGTGCCCTTAATATTGACGGACCTAATTTTATAGAAGACATATCAATTACAGATTCTGAAAAATTTCCATCTAGAGAAGTTCAAAAAGAACAATCTCGTCAAAAATGGAGAGAAAAAAATCCAGATTATGAAAAGAAAAGATGGGCAAAAGGATTAACCGAAGAACAAATTTTAGCTAGACGAGATAGAGAAAAGAAGCGGTATTGGGAAAATAAAAAAGATAGGGAAACCCGTAAAAAACGGGCAAGAGAAAGAAAACAAAGGTTAAAGAACAATTCATAAATATTGATATGTTCCGTTATAAAAAGATTTTGAGGCAGATTGTAGATGAGTGATTTTTTCGAGTCAGAAATCGTCATGGAAGAACTCCGTGAGATTAATAAACTTCAAGAGGAAATCTATCTCAATATTATGAAATTTCCTCATATGAGTAAAACTGAACAAGTGGAACATGTTGATAAACTATCTACATTATTAGAAAAACAAAAAGTTATGTATGCCCGTCTGTCATTATCAGACGATCCAAAAGCAGTGGAGATGAAGAAAAATCTTCAAAAATCCATGACACTTATGGGATTTTCCCCAGACACTGACATGAACTATCTGTTTAATACTTTTGGTGCGACTATTGATTCTCTCAGAGAAAGTCTTGACACCTGAGGGCAACGCTGTTATACTATCCAAGTCGATCCAACAAACCCGACAAACCCGACAAATCCAAAAAAATCCGAGGTAATCCAAATGTCTTTTGCTGATCTTAAAAAGCAATCCAAACTGGGATCTTTGACCGCCAAACTGGTCAAAGAAGTCGAAAAAATGAGTAATGCAAACGCTTCAGGTGATGAGCGTCTGTGGAAACTCGAATGCGATAAGAGCGGTAATGGTTATGCCGTAATCCGTTTCCTTCCTGCTCCTAACGGCGAAGATCTGCCGTTTGTGAAACTCTATTCACACGCATTCCAAGGTCCTGGTGGTTGGTATATTGAGAACTCTCTCACCACCATGAATCAAAAAGATCCTGTGTCTGAATACAACACGATGCTGTGGAACAATGGCACCGATGCTGGCAAAGATCAGGCACGTAAGCAGAAGCGTAAACTCACCTACATTAGCAATATCTATGTGGTGAAAGATCCTGCCAACCCCGAGAACGAAGGTAAAGTCTTCCTGTATAAGTTCGGTAAGAAGATCTTTGACAAGATCACTGCCGCAATGCAACCTGAGTTTGAAGATGAAGAAGCAATCGATCCCTTTGACTTCTGGCAAGGTGCCAACTTCAAACTGAAGGCAAAGAACGTTGCTGGTTATCGTAACTATGACTCTTCAGAGTTTGCCCGCCAAGAAGCACTGCTTGATGATGACGATGCAATGGAAGCGATTTGGAAGAAAGAATATTCTCTTCAAGACTTTGTTGCTCCCGATCAATTCAAGTCTTATGATGACTTGAAGAAGCGTATGGATTATGTGCTCGGTAATAAGGGCACTCCTCGTTTCCAAGATCAAGAAACAATCGAGGAAGAAGAAGAGTTTCGTCAGCAGAATCGTGGAGATGTAGCACCTTCTGTTCCCCAATCACTCAAAGATGAACTTGATAGTCTGAGTTCTTCTAAAATGACTGAAGATGAGGACGATGATGCAATGTCCTACTTTGCCCGTCTTGCCGAAGATTGATAGAGTTGGGGAGGGAAACCTCCCCCTTTTTTATGCAGGTGGTATGGTATTTCTAGTATTCTCTGTTATAATTAATCTTTCATCAATGTATTGAGAAGAAGTTTGATAAGTCATGATTTGTCTCATGTCATTCAAGAATTGTTGTAAGTATCTTGGTTTTAAAAGATATATATTAGATTTTTCTTGATTTTTTCTAACTTCGTATTCATAATTTGTAATTCCTCTGACTGGATTTAATTTTTGTGCAGTATAATCATCTGGATTAGGAATTTTAAAATCGCTATTAACTTCTTTTCCTTTTGGTAAAATTAATCGACCATTATTATCTTTTACTTCAGTTGTTTCATAGTGGTGAATTGCATTGATGTCATCATACTTATTATTAGCGTATTCATATAGATGATAATTTGATAGAGGCCATTCATCTCTTATGTTAACAATACCTGCAGTCATTATAACAACCCAATCTAGTTCTGCACTTCCATATAATTCTTCGGCAATCGTGTCTGGTCTTGCACCTTCTACAATTTCATACTTATTAAACAAAGTAAAAACATTTTGGAGGTCATCACGAAGTTTGTTTCTTCTAAAAAGATTTTTTACCGCAACGTATTGATCAGAAGTATTTCTATTTGTCAGTGGTGATTGATAAAGTAAATTTGGTAGTTCTCTGAAATATCCCATTTTAGTATCCTGTTCCGCCTACGTCATCGTGATCACTATAATATACTGGTGATAACTCTTGAAATGCTAATTGCATCGTACTCGAAACTGGAGCACCATCAGCATAAGTAGCATAATTTCCTTCACCAGTATAATTAATGCTCATATTTGTGAGAGCACAAAGTTTAAACCTATTTAAATAATTACTTCCCTTACCAATATATGATAATTTAAAAATATTCGGAGTTTGCATAAACTTATCTCCTGGAGATGATATTGGACTCATGTTTTGTTTAAAAACCCTCATGATATCTTTAACCATCACTGCTTCTTTTTGATATCTTGGAGTGAATTTAAATTCGAAATTAAATTGTCTTAAAGTTGGACCACTAAATAATAATTCCATATTTGGATTTATTATTGATCCAGTTGCTCTTGCAAATAATTGATCTGTGCTTACGTTTGCTCCTAGACTAGAAACTGCCTGTGAAGCAAAAAATAACCGCAACGCAGCTTGTACTTTTCGATCTTGCGCTATTTTTGCAGCATCAATTGTACTTGATGCTAATGATGTTGCTAATTCTTCTGGACTACCAGAAGATATTCCCTTTAGAGCAGTGCCAATAGCAGCAGCATAAAAATTGTTTAAATTACTTTCGCCAAAATTTGTTGCATTAGTATCAGATACTTGTCCAGGAATTGGTAATATTATTGATCCCAACCGATTTTCTGCAGTAGGATTACGAGCACCTCCAACAAATGGGTTATCAAAAGCATTCTGGTTTCTTACATTAATTATTGTAGTTCCCTTTTCAATATAATCGGTTCCATCTTTATTCTTTTCAAATACCTTTACTTGCTCTCCTGATGTATAACTAATACCTTCTGATTTTTTTCTTTCATACTTAATAATATCAAATTTTATATGATCTTGATCAAGATTAATACTTGCTATGGGATATCTTAAATTTGATTCTAATTTTTTTATATTACGTCCAGCACCCAATTTTTCTATTTTGGGATCTTTATTGTAATCAGCATGGTCTTCTGTTATTCCCTCTCTACGACCATCAGGACCATAAACATTTCCAAGCACTTCATAGTATTGGGGGTTGCCAGCATTATTAGGAGTATTATTAGGAGTATTATTAGGAGTAGGTCTGGGTCTTCCTCCACTATATCTTGTTCTACTTGCTCCTGTGTATGTCATTATCGTTTTTTCTAACTATTTAGAATGAATTTTTGAATTGGAAGCTCTCTTGCATCTGCAAGCTCATCTGGATATATTTGGTATAATGATCCAACAACTTCTTCCCAAGAATATTGACGATATTGTCTCCAGTGATAATTGATTCCACGAAATCCCCAACGAAATATATCAGTAACTGCCACCAAAGGATTTTGATCGTATTGTATTAGAGGAGTTTTCGGTCTATAAACAAATACATAATACTTTCCAACATCTGGAACAAGCGTAGAGTCACTACTAAGAGCATTCATTAATTCCATCATGATATCATCGGCATCTTCTGTGCCAATTAGATTATCAACCACTCCACGAATGCGATTGCTATTAATGTCTGTTGGATATCTCATTTATGAATTCCCAATTCGTCTTCGGTGATTACTTTAAATTCCCATTGACGATCTTCACAGAAATCTTTTGCTGCTCTCCACTTTGCCTGATTTCTTACATACTCTTTGACTTCGTAAATATATCCTTTAGTCTTTCTTTTTGGTCTTATTGGTTCAACACACTGCTTTTTGGGTTTTACCTCAATTAGCATTTTTTTAATTGCACCATTAGATTCTTTTACTTTGATGTAGAAGTCAGGATAGTAACGATGAATTCTATTATCCAATGGTGAACGATAAGGGAGTGCAATTTCTTCACTTGCCCATTCTAAAATATTTTCATTCTTATCACAATAAACCATAAACTTTCGCTCCCATAGAGAACGATATACTATATTTGATGGATTACCTTTATATTTTTTAGGAAAGGATGGTTGGTATTTTCCTTTATATGCCATCTAAATACTTAATAATGTAGGATTCGTATAAGGTATTTAGGATGCCAAGGATAAATGACTTAAAAGTAGGTGCTATCGAAAGAAGTCAAATTACCAATGTATCATTATCGAATTATTATCAAGTTCATATGACTGGACTTTCGGAAGGAAGTGGTCTTATGAAATTTCTTAAAAAATATGGATTAAAGGTGGATTGGTTGAGCAATAATCTTGGATTGATGTGTTCTGAGGCAACACTTCCCACTAGTTCTCTTGCCACAGCAGAGGTAAAAGATAATTTTCATGGTATTAATGAGCAATATGCTCATACGAGATTATATACCGATAGTGATTTTACTTTTTATCTTGATGGGGATTATCGAGTTTTGAAATTTTTTGAGGGTTGGATAGATTATGTTGCCGGTGAAAATAATTATCCAGTGAATAAGCAAGGTGGTCAAGTTTCGGTAGCACATGATGGATATTATAAAAGATTCAATTATCCTTTAGATCCCATTGATGGGTATAAATTGGATGGACTGTATATAACAAAGGGTGAAAAAGATTCAAACGAAAGAGAGAGACCAATTATATCCTATAGATTTTTTCATGCTTTTCCTAAAGCAATTACTTCTATTCCAGTTTCTTATGGAAGTGCAGAAGTTTTAAGAGTTACAGTTTCTTTTGCTTATGATAGGTATATTGTTGAGCAATATAGAGGATGGAATAAAGGTCCTTTTCATGATTATCCTACTAATAAAACAGGATTGAACATTGATGGGGATGATCAAGTAGGTCTTCCTCCTGGCGTGGGGTAATAAATAATCATACCTGAATTGTATCAAACAGTATGCCTTTACCCAAGATTTCGACACCGACATATGAGTTGGAATTGCCTTCAAATGGAAAATTAATTAAATATCGTCCATTTCTTGTAAAAGAAGAAAAAATTCTTATCATGGCACTGGAGAGTGAAGATCTTAAACAAATTTCAAATGCAATTAAAACTGTTATATCAGATTGTATTATTACAAGAGGAATTAAAGTAGATCAGTTATCAACTTTTGATATTGAATATTTGTTTTTAAATGTTCGTGCAAAATCCGTAGGAGAATCTGTAGAAGTAAGTGTAACATGTCCAGATGATGGAGAAACACAATTACAAGTTGAAATTGATATTGATTTAATTAAGGTTCAAAAGAATCCTAATCATAGTAATATTATTAAATTGGATGATAATCTTTCGGTTAAAATGAAATATCCATCTTTAAATCAATTTGTTGAAAGTAATTTTGAAGTTGATAATAAAAATGAACAAGTTGATAAGTCTATTCAAGTGATAGCATCTTGCATTGGTCAAGTATTTACTGATGAAGAATCTTGGGATGCTTCTGATTGTAGTAAGAAAGAATTGAATGATTTCATCGAGCAAATGAATACCAAACAATTTAAGAAAATTGAAGAATTCTTTAACACGATGCCAAAATTATCACATACAATTAATGTGAAGAATCCAAAGACAGGTGTGGAGTCAGAAGTTGTATTGGAAGGGTTAGCAAGTTTTTTCAGTTAGCGCTGGCTCATGAGAGTTTGGAAAATTATTACAAAACAAACTTTGCCTTGATTCAGCACCATAAATATTCATTGACGGAACTAGAAAATATGATACCTTGGGAAAGAGAAATATATGTTTCTCTTTTGCAACAATATATTGAGGAAGAAAATTTAAAACAGCAAAAACAGAGTGGTATTTAGTAGTCAAAGTTTTACGGCACCTACTTTAGATAAAAAACCAAAGTTGGGGAAGAAAATGATTTCTTCTTCAGTTTTTCGTGGTGCCTTTAAATCTATTGGAAAATCGACTACTATCAAAATTCCTAAAGGAATGCAAATAGGGGCAAGTAAGTCTTATGTTGATCCAAGTTATTTAAGAAAAGAAGAAAGCACGCCAATTGAACAAACATTAGTAGAAACAAACAATATTCTTATAGAAATACAAAATCAGTTAGCAACTGATTTTGCTTATAGGATTGCAAAAGAGAAAGAAGATATACAAAAAATAAAAATTACATCTGATAAGGAAAAAAAGAGTAGGGCAGAAGCAGGTGTAGAAAGTGTAAAAAAAATTGGTGGTTTTGTTAAAAATCAAGTTGATAAAGTTACTACTCCTGTAAAAGGATTTTTTCAAAAAATACTTGACTTTTTTGGTGCCATTATTACTGGATTTGTAGTTAATAAGGCGATTGATTGGTTAACAAAACCAGGTAATGCTGAAAAAATAGCGGGGATATTTACTTTTATTGGGAAACATTGGAAACCAATTCTTGCTGTTATTGGCGGTTTTCTTTTAACTAATGTTGTATTAAAAATTTATCGATTATATAAACTTATCCGTGGAGCACTGAGACTTATTGGTATTGGTAGACGTGGTGCTGGTGCTGGTGCTGGTGATGCTATAAGGAGAGGTGGTTTAATTAGAAATGCTGCCGGTGGTAGAAGAGGTGTTAATGTTGAGATGGAAAGAATTACCAGAGCAAAACCTGGTTCTGGTGGACTACTTCATGAGAGAGTAGATGTATATAAGAGAACTAAAAATCCAGTAGCAAAGGCAGTTCAAAAAGCAGAAGTATTATCAAAGTTAGCTGGTAAAAAGGTAGTAAAAGCACTTGGTGCAAAAGGTCTCATGAAATTTTTGAGACCAGTATTTAAAAGAGTACCTGTATTTGGAGCACTAATTGATTTTGCCGTGTCTCTTGCTCTTGGAGAGCCAATAGGTAGGGCAGCAGCAAAGTCGGTTGGTATGTTGCTTGGTAGTGCTTTAGGAACATTAATTCCAATTCCTGGTGTTGGAACATTTGCTGGGGGTTTACTTGGTGACTTTGTTGGTGGTAAAATTTACGATGCAATTGTTGGAGAAAAACAGGAAGATCCTTTAAAAATGAATAGAGGTGGTATTGTTCCTGGACCCAATATTAATAAGGACATTGTGCCAATACTTGCTACTCCTGGAGAGGCTGTTGTCCCTAAAAAAGAAACAGCAAGATTTTCGGGATTTTTATCTGATATTATTAGTAATGGTGGAGAATTATTTGAGAAAATGTTTCTCTCATTGAGAAAACAAGAATATAATAATAATATATTTAAAGAAGCGAATGAAAAATTTGAAGAATCTATAGAAGTGCTTTCCAAGTACTTTAAAAAAGAAACATTAAAAGCGCTTGATCCCAACTTATATAATAAATTATATGGTGCCATTGGAGGACCACGAGATTCAATGGCAAATAAATCTTTGAATCCTGTGAAGAAAAATACTTCAAACATGTCAATGAGATCTATGAATAGGTCTCCATCGATTACAATGTTGCCTCCGATAAGTGCTGCCACTAATTTATCTGCTTCTAAAGTAAATTCAACACCCTCTGGTGGAGATTCGATAATTGCACTTGATGCAGAGGATAATGATAATTTTTATGTTTCATACTACACTGCATCTTCTCTTGGATTGGGAGTGTAATAAATGGAAAGCGTCGAGAATTTAAAACTTAATGTTAGTAATATAAAAAGTGTATTGACTACATCAAATAAAAATTTGAAACAGTTACAAATTAAAAAGACAAGTATATTAAGGAAACAAATACAAGGCGAAAAAAGATTTGAAAGAGAGAAAAAAATAGAGACCCCTAGAATTCCTGGATCCGAACTTGCCAAAGGAATTGTAAGAAAAATTGCAAGTCCTGTTATGGGAGTATTTGATAGAATAATGGGATTTTTCAGTGCTATATTACTTGGATTTGTAGTTAATAATTTGCCAAAAATAATTGCAGAGTTGACTCCTATTTTTGAAACTATGAAACCAATATATGAAGGTTTTATGAAAGGATTGGGATTTGTGATAAATGGAATAGGATTTTTGTATAATTCTGTTGCGCCATTATTTTTTAATGAAAATGAAGCACGAAATAATATTAAAACTGCAGAAGATACACTCAAATTAATTGATAAGGATTTAGATGAAGGTTTTGAATTGTCAAAAGATAATGATAATACTGAATCTGAGACAACTCAAACTCAAGAAGTAAATAATTATACGGATCCTTCTACGCCTGTCATTCAACAACAAACTCAAGTAAAACCGGAAATACAAAAAAGAAATACTGGTGGTTTAGTAAACAAAAGACAAAATGCGAATCTTCCACCAAGAAGAAATAATTATGAAAATGCAAAAACAAATCCTTTAAGGTTATTTGGAAAGGTAACAGAGCAAAACAGCGAAAATGTAAATCTATTTGAAAAAAATAATGATAAATTAGAAGAAATTGCAAAATTATTAAAATCATCAGAAAGGAAAAAATCTATTACTACTAATGATAATAAACCGGCAACTGATAATAAAGTTGTAATTAGTGATGGTAAAATTACCGGACAAATTGTTGGAAGAGTTGGGCATAGTGGGTATACGATCCCAGAAGGTCCAGAGGGTTCTCACATTCACATTGAAACTGGAAGGGGGGAAGGAGGAGCGGGAGGAGAGATTCCTTCATCAGTTTTGAGTAATATTATTGTTGGTGGTAAACCATTGTCTGATTGGCCTCAAACTTCAACAATTGGTGATGGTAGAGGGCACCGTGGATTGGATTATGGTATTCCGAAGGGGACACCAATTACTCTTAAAGGGGGATTGAAACTTGTTGATTATGATACGGTTAGAGATCCAAGTGGATATGGAAATAATATAGTTATTGTGGATAAATATGGAAATTATTATTTAATTGCTCACTTATCCAGTGGACCAGAGAAATCTAAAGATGGTGAAGGTGGGCAGTTAAATAATAGTATAACATCTAGACAAATAATTCCTTTAAGTGACGAAATTAAGAAACAAATTATTATAGTTCCTGTAGAAAAGTTAGTGCCTATTGAAACTCCAGTTCCAGTTACTGGCAATTCTACAAAGGTCTATAGACCTGGTGGAGGAAAAGATTATGGTGGACGACCTTTAAATCCCTGGCAAACGAGAGGACCTCAATAATGAATGCAGCACAAGCAAGTATATTTGAAGAATTTATAATTACATCTGATGACGGAAGTAATTCTGTAAATCTTTATGATGGTCAGATAAGAATTATTAGTTTTGATTACTTTGAATCTATATTATCACCGTGCATTACTGGCACAATTATAATTTCTAGTGGATCTGATGCTGCTGTATCGAGGGAAGATCCCCAAAATAGAGTAGGAAGTATATTATCGCATTTACCTCTTCGTGCAGGATCAATAATATCGACAAAAATACGCACAAAAAATGGAGTATTGAATTTTTCTGGAGATGATTATAAAGTTTTATATGTGACAAAGGTTGTTCCTCTAATCCAAGATTCTAATTCAGAAACAATATCTATAAAGTTTACATCTAAAATTGGATGGTTAAATGAAACTACCAGAATTACACGATCATTTAATGGAAAAATTACCAAATCTGTAGAATCTATATTAACAAAAGAATTGGGTATAAAATCTAATAAAATTTTTATTGAAGAAGCAATCAATAGTCTCACATTTACTGGAATGAGAAAGAGACCATTTGATTTATTAATAGGACTTTTATTAAAACAATCTATACCCCCCAATACAGTAAATCCTGGTTATTTTTGTTATGAAACAAAGAGTGGATTTAATTATGTTTCTATTGATACTTTGATAAATCGAGAGGAATTTAAAATTCCTTATGAATATAATGGCAAAAATATATCATCTTTTGAAACTAAAGATGACAGTGCTGATTTTAAGGTAGCAACATTTTCGACAGAAAAAGATCAAGATTTGTTGATGCAAATTAGATCTGGAATGTATGCTACAAAAAATTTATTTTTCAATCCACTAACTTTTAAATTTACCGAAATTGACATATCTGTGATAACAAATTCAAAGTTTTCTTCATTGGGTAAAAAACAAAAACTTCCAAGAATTTTAGATCAAGATTTCAATGAGGGGAAAAAATATCATCGAGTTCAGTCTGCTATCCTAGATATAGGAAGTAATACAGAAGAAAAAACTCAAAATAATAATCCAGAACTTTACTATGCAGCAGGAACTACTAGATATAATGCATTATTTTCTCAAATTCATAATGTAACAATTCCATCAAATATTTTACTTGAAGCTGGAGATTCGATTATTTTAAATATTGAAAGTATATCTAATGATAAGGTGCAAGGTGTTGATCAAGTTAAAAGTGGTAAATATATAATTAGGGGAATAAGGCATCATTTTACTCCTAAAGTATCTACTACTGGATTAAAACTTATTCGCGATTCTTATGGATTACATTTTAGTAAGAGCAAATAATGGAAGGACTAAATTCGGCACAATTTAATTTTTATGGTTTGGGGACAAATGAGTGGATAGGTATGATATTGCCCTTTGAATCCCAAAAAGATCAATCTACGGGAAAGAAAGGATTTGGTTTTCGTTATCGAGTGGCTATTATGGGTTATCATCCACTTGATAATAGTATAACTGATGAAGAAATTACTTATGCCATAACTGGATTCTCACCTGCTGATGGCGGCGGCGGTGGATCGTGTTATAAAACATCTAAATTGACTCAAGGAGATGTTGTTTTGGGTAAATTTTTAGATGGTGATAATAAACAATTGCCAATTATATTGCATGTTTTATGTAGAACGTCTGATATACAATATGGATATGGATCTGGTAGATTTGATCCAAAAACTGGATTTGTTGGAAGTAGAAAAAAGACATCATTAACAAAAAATCAAGAAACATGTGAACAAAAAGGAATATGCACGCCAAGACTAATACCTGGGAATGGGAAACAAGGTAGAACATCTCCATAAATAATTCAAAAAATATATGTCAGTTTGTGCAGATCCTATCAGTAATACATCTGGTCATGTAGTAATTCTTCCAGATCCTTGTAAAGATAATACCTTTGCGAAGGCAGAAGCATATCTGGAAAACTTTTTTGCTTTGGTAACAAAACCACTTGATTCATCCTCAAGTTTAGATCAAGAATTGAAAAAAACCGTGAAACTTCTTTCTATTGGTATGAAAGGTTTTGTAAATTCTGTTGTGGGAAGATTTCAAGATGAATTGATTGAAAGAATAAAAGGTGGACTTGCAGGACTGGAAAATGCAGTTAGATCTTCATATAAAGGAAATGAATTATTCAAAGCTCTTGATGAATTAGCAAAAAAACAAGGCGCTCAAATTGATCCAGTTGATAATCTGTTTAAGGCACTTGCTTGTTTGGCAAATAAGGTTACGGATGCCGCAGAAAAAATATTCACTGATTTGCTATCACAAGCAGTAAAAAATGTATTGAATGTCCCTATTTGTGCAGTTGAGCAAATATTGGGTGCATTTACTAATAAGATGATAGATATCATTGAGAGCACCGTTTCACCAATATTGGAACCGATTAAGAATGCATTAGAATTTGTTTTTGATGTAAGAGATTTTCTTGTTGGTGTAGTGAAAACATTGAGAAAGGTTGAAAATCTTTTAAATTGTAATGAGAAGAAAAAGTGTCCTCCATCTACAAAATATAAAATCAATCAAGGATTGTTGAGAGATAGGGGAGAAGGAGAGCAGAAAGACGCCTTTGATAGAATATTTGCAAAAGGAGCACTGTCAAGAGGTGCTGCAAATCTTGCAAATGATTTTGAAAATCAATATGGATCATGGTCTATATTTGGCGAGACCCTAGAAAATGCTGATCCAAATTCGGGTTGTTATACTGGAAATGTTGTCAGTTGTGGCACACCAAATGTAGAATTTTTTGGTGGTGATGGTGCAGGAGCATTTGGAAGAGTAATACTTGGCAATATTATTAATGAAGTTGATAGTGAAGGTGTAATTGATTCTGCACAAAGGACTGCAAGTATTGTTGGTGTAGAAATTCAAGATCCCGGAAGTGGATATACAACTCCACCAATTGTATCTTTTACTGATGCATGTGATAAGGGATATGGTGCATATGGCAGAGCAAACATAGATACAAATCCTAGTTCTCCAACTTATGGTCAAGTTACTTCTATAAGTATTATTAGTAAAGGAGAAAATTACCCAACGGAAGGTCTTATTGAAGATCCATTATACATTGAAGATATTGTAATTGAAAATCCCGGATCTGGATACTCTGAAGGTGATTCTGCTCAAGGGATTAAATTAACAATTCGTGATGGTCAAATTGTTGACACTGAAATTGAAAACTTAGGATACAATGGATTGCCTGACCTAAATATCAACAGTAACACTGGGTTTGGAGCTGTGCTAAGACCAATAATGGCAGTTGTTCCGCCACAGAGAGAAGTTATTCAAGTTATAGATTGTGTGAGGTAACATATGGCAAATTCTGATAGTTTATATCGAGAGGTTTGTAGTCCAAAATTAGTTATTGAGTCGAATTCTGAAGAGCAAACTACTGCCGGTAAATGTGCCTTTTCTATTAAAAGTGAAAACGAGTCTGGTATTCGTTGCTCACAAGGATTGTATGAAAATGGGATGTTTCATCAAGGAACAGAAGGACGGTTTGAAATAGAGTGTGGAGATAAAAATAGAGATGGACAACCAGATTTTACTTTAATTGCACATAATGGCAATATTCATTTTAATGCTGATAGTGGATCATTCGTTGTAGGTGCAGAAACAATTACTTTAAAGGCAACAGATGAAATTGTAATAGATGCTCCTTCAATTAGAATTGGAAATAATGAAGGGCAAACAAATAAAATTGAACTTCATGCACAAAATTTGATTCCTGTAGAGAATGGAAAAATAAAAAAATTTGAATTGAAAGAAGCACTAATGTCTTCAAGCACAGTTGCATCTTTTAAAGGGTCATTAGCTTCTGGAAATCCAAAATTAAAAGCATAAAAAATGGGAATACCAAGAATAAATCCAGATTTTTCTCAATTAGGTAATTCGATATTTGAAACCGTATATATTTACGATAAACTTTATGCGAATGAAATTGTTGTAGATAACACAATTTTTACTGGTGATGTTAATCTTGATGTTTTACGAGTAAGAAAATATTTTAGTGTAGGTACTAAGGAAAAACTTTTAAATGTTAATGATAATACTAAAAGAATTGGAATTAACACATTAAATCCTGATAGATCAATTGTTGCGATTGGTAATGTTGGAATAGGAGGAACGGTTGATATTAATGGTGGTAGGGTAGGTATTAATTCTGATTATATTGATCCAACAGGCAATAGAGTTCTTGAAGTTGGTGGAAGTATAAAGATCACAAAATACATTTATGATCAATTTGATAAAAGAGGTAATAATACAAACGTTCTTTCTGTTGATGCAAATGGAATTTTCTGGAAAGAATTAAGTACAGAAGTTCAGGAAGGTGTCTTTTTACAAGAAGAAGGTGTTGAAGTAGGACAAGGGGTTTCTTTCACAAATATTAATTTCGTGGAGAGAAACAGTCTTGGTATTTTGACCGAGACTCTGGGAATTACATCTTCCGGAATTTTAGGACTTGCCACTATATTTTCCAATGATTATTGGGGAAATGCAATAGGTGGTGACAAGGCAGTTGCCGATAATAACATTTATAGAATGACCAATGTTGGTATTTTTACCAATAATCCATTAGTTGCACTACAGATTGGTAAAAATACTTCTGGTGTGGTTGCCATTACATCGGAGGGTAATCTTGGAATAGGAACTACAAATCCAAGATTTCCTTTGGATGTTTATGGCGGTGTCTCTATTAGTGGTGTAACAACTCTTGCATCTGATGGAGGTATTACAACAACCGGTGGAGACTTATTTGTTGATAATGGTCTTTCTGTAGGAGGTGCTGCTACTATAGGAGGTGCTGCTACTGTAGGTGGTGAATTATTTGTTAAAGATGATTTATCTGTTTTTGGTGGAGATATAAAAACTAATCAATCCACATTTAACTTATTAAACACCACTGTAACCACATTAAATCTTGGTGGTGCTGCAACTTCTATTGAGATAGGTAAGAATGATGCTACGGGCATTATAAGCATAAATTCTACGAAGGATTCAACCAGTAAAACAACAGGCGCATTAGTTGTTGATGGTGGTGTAGGAATTGCAAAAAGATTAACCGTAGATAATGTAAGTATTGCTAATACAGTTGGTGTTGGAAGTACTGCATATTTTGAGGATGAAGTTGATATTGATGGCACTCTAATACTAAATTCTTTTATACAGGATGTTAATGATTCTACTGGTGGCGATAAAGATTATCGTCTTGCTGCAGTTGGAAGTGGTGTTTCTTGGAGACCTTCTGGTGTTCAAACAAAGAGAACTATTTGGGTTTCGGAGAGTGGTAACGATGCCAATAGTGGATTACTTGAGGGTGATGCAAAAAGAACAGTTGGTGGTGCAGCAGCAATAGCAGAAGCGAGTGATACAATTGTTATAAGACCCGGAACATATGATGAAAACAATCCAATTGGATTAAGAACTGACGTATCTGTTACAGGTCAAGATTTGAGATTGGTTACAATCAGACCTCAAAATTTGATGCGTGATATTTTTCATGTAAGAAGAGGATGTCTCATTGAGAATTTGAATTTTGCCTGTAAAAATAATGATGGAGATCCAAATGACAATGGAGTAAGTGTTGCAAATACTGGAGGAGGAGCAGTTGCATTTCCTCCAACACAAACAGACATTGATGCCGGGACTGCATATCAAGCGGTAAGTGGATTTACTGATGTTGGACCAGCAACAGAAGGTCCTACGGGAAGATGGAGAAGTCCATATATTAGAAATTGCACAAACTTCATGACCAAAAGTATTGGCATGAAGATTGATGGTAATCATGCCACAGCATCAAGTGATGGTGCTAATTTGAAATCAATGGTTTGTGATTCATTTACTCAATACAATGAAGCAGGTATTGGAGTATCACTTACCAATGAAGCATATGCCCAATTAGTTTCTATATTTACAATTAATAATGATATAGGAATTTATGCTGATACTGGTGCTCAGTGTGATTTGACTAATTCTAATTCTTCCTTTGGAAATTATGGATTGGTTGCAGTTGGATTGGGAGCAACTCAATACACTGGTTTTGTTACTTCTAATACTGCTGGAGTTGCTTATGATTTTAATAACACCGATATTATAGTTGGCACTGCTGTTACCGACAGATCCAATGTATATCAAAGACCTTTTGATGGGCAGGCAGTTTGGTTTGCGATTGATCTTGCAAACTATCCAGATGCAACTCCACCAAGTGGAAGCACAATACTTCCATCTCCTATGAGAGAAGTTGAGAGAATTGATTTAATACCTAATGCTACTGGTAACTCTGGATTTAGTGCTGCTTCTCCTCCTAATGTGATTATAGAAGATTTTGATGATACTTTAGTTGAACCTAAAGGTCCTCAATCTATTGCTGCTCAAGCAACTGCAACTGTAAGTGCAGGAGGATCCATTACCCAAATTAATTTAATTAGTAATGGTAGAAATTATCTTCCAACTCAAAATATAGTTGTTAGTATTAATGGAAATACTGGAATTGCGACTGCTATCATGAAACCTATCTACTATACAGTTTCTGAAGCGGGCGATTTCAATTCTGTGGGTATGACGACTATAACCTTTAATGAATTTATACCATATGAATTATTTGAAGGAGATCCAATTTATTTTGCAAGAATAAGTCGTATTCTTACATCTTCACATTCATTTGAATACATTGGTACTGGGACCACTATAAATAGTGCGTTACCCTTTGAGGGTGCAGTTCCAATCAAAGCTAATGAAGTTGATGCCAGAGATGGAGCACAAATTCCGTTTACTAGCACCGACCAAAAAGGAAATTTTGATATAGGAGAGGGGATACAAATCGACCAAACAACGTCAACAATTAGAGGTAGAGATTTTAGTAGAGCAGTTCAGGCAGAAATTACACCATTAATACTTGCATTAAATTAATATGGCAGTAGCACCATTAAATAAATTTATAACTGTAGCAGTACCGGTTGCACCTGGAATTAATACTGTATATACAACTCCTGTTGGTGTAAGTGCTATTGTATTATATGCCGGAGTTTCAAATGTTGGTTTAGGAACGACTACTTCATATCCAACAGTAACGTTTACGCACCAAAGAAAATCCACGGGAACAAGAACATTTGGTAATACCAGAGATACGAGAATTGTAAAAGATATTGAGGTGCTACCGAATGATACATTGTTTCTTATTGATGGAAGATTAGTCTTAGAAAGAACTGCTGCTGTATCGGATTCATTGACTATTATTAGTGATCAGCATGGTGTCAGAGATATTCAGGGTGTTGAATATCATGCTCCTAATGGGGTAACTACTGTAACTACCACAACTCCTCATGGATTCCAAGTTGGTGATGAGATTACTATGGCAGATATTCAATTCACTTGTACGGGAGATGGATACGGAATAACCACAACGTTTTTCCCCTCACCACAGAGAAGTTTTACTGTAGATGTATCAAATACTCCAACAACTTTTGAAGTAAATTCTGGTAAGAGTGTTGGCATTGCTCACAATCATGTTAGTGGAACAGGAAAAGTAGCACCCTTAAGATTGGAATTAACCCTTAGTATTCTTGAAAATAGTCTTGCATAACAATGGCAAAATATTTAAGCGGAAGAGTAAAAAGAAAAGAACAATCCAAAGTAGCAATTTCTACGGATCGCTACCGTTATCTTGGACTTAATGAAACTGAACCAAATTTAGGTGATCCTCTTTCCGGGACATTTCAAGACACTCCACCTGCTGGTACAAGATATCAAATAGTTTCCGTTGAAGGATATCCTGGAGAAAGATATTGGATTCCTGTTGAGGGTGGAATCATTCCAGGATCTATTACTGTCTATGATGAATCTACTAAACTTGTTGGTAATATTAGTAGTATAACTCAACTCAATTTTATTGGTGCTGCTATAACTGCAACATCAGATTCATTTAAAGAAACAACATTAACTTTAAGTGGCAATCATAGTTTTTCTGTTGGTTTAGGTATTACACAGGGTAACAATAATGTTACTGGTTTTGTAAAATATTCTACAACAACAGTTGGATATGTTACTGTCACTAATGTTGAGGGATCGTTTGCTCAAAATGCAAGTGATGAAATTTATGAGGATGGAGTAACCACTGGATTAACCGTAGATTCTTTATCTTCGATTATTGAGACTGGAGTTAAAGCAGACATAACTGTTTCTCCACAATTCTTTTCTGAAAATAAAGAATTAATATTTAATGATAATGGGGAATTTAATGGTGCTAGTGTTTATTGGGATAAGTCTAATACACGATTAGGTATTAATAGTAGTGATCCTGCACATACTTTAGATGTTACAGGAGATATTGATGTAAGTGGTAGCATTAAAGTTGGAGCAACTATCTATGATAGTGATGGTGATCCAGGAACTGACGGGCAAATTCTTGCGAAGGGAGCAGGAAATCCTGGGACAATAGATTGGGTTCGTTTGGAATCTATTATTACTGGTGCTGGTGGAACAATTGGTAATATTCAGTTTCATGGCACTACTGGATTGGTTCAGGGTGATAATGAATTAAATTTCAATCCTTATAATGAGTTTATTGGTATTGGTACTAATGATCCGGCACAGAAGTTTCAAGTTGGAGTAGATGGAAAAAGATATACAACAAAGAAATTAACTTTAGATAGTGCTATAGGTGATAATTATAGTGCAGGAGATTTAGTTCAATTGAGAACGGCAGCTTCTCCATTTGGACTGCAGGATATATTTGGAACTCTTGTATATGATGTGCCTTCTGCCGGAACAGCACTAACGGTTAGAAATAGTAATTACGAAACAAAAGGAACTCAATGGAGTTCTTTTACTGGTAATGGGTATAGAATATACTTTAATAACACTCTTTTAGCTACTGGCAGGTATATAACTTCTGTTGCAAATGATGCCACCATACCAGAAACTACCTACGAGGGAGATGATGTCTTTGTAGTTACTAGCACTGGTGATGTTGGTATTGGCACAGTAAATCCAAGGACAAAGAGAGATTCTACGACAGTTAATTTAGATGTTGTCGGTGATGTTTTATTTAAAGGTGATAATAACTATGATCTTCACTGGGACAAGAGTGCTTATAGTTTAATACTTGATGATAATGCCAAGTTTGCTGCAGGCACTGACTCTGATTTAGAAATATATCATAATGGCACTACTGGATATATTGATAATAAGACTGGACATTTATATATTAGAAATGCTGGGTCAAATATTAATTCAAACATTTATATTCAGGCAAGAAGTGGAGAAAATAGTATTATTTGTAACGATGATGCTGGCATAGATCTTTATTATAATAATAGTAGAAAAGCATATACAGATATCAGTGGTTTTCGTATAGATGGTAGATTATATGTTGATCACAGCACATCAGAGTTTCATGGAGATGTAATATTTGATGGAAATACTGCTGGTCGTGATATTTACTTTGATGTGAGTGAAAACTCTTTATATGCTTATGATAATGCAGAATTTCGTGTAGGGACAACTGCCGACCTACGAATTTACCATGATTCTACACTCACCAAAACATATGTTGGGTTAGATTCTAGTGGTGGTAAGACATTAGACTTCGTTTCTTTTGATAATAATCTTGGCATAAGCACTGCCATGAGAGTGACACATGTTAATAGTGGAGATAATTATAATACTTATGTAAATCTATACTATAATGGAGTTGAAAAATTAGAAGTAACGGAAAATGGTATTGATGTAACGGGTCATGTAGAAACCGATACATTAAATGTTTCTTCTGCATCAACTATTTCTAATATTAAGATTGGTGGTCTTGGTGGAAATCTTTCTAATACAATAGATACAACTTCTGGAAATTTAATTATTAATGCTCAAGGTGGTTCTAATACAATTGTTACTGATAGCGAACTGCAAATTAATAGTACTGAACCAACCACTGGTAATAATGATGGTGCTTTAATTGTTGCTGGTGGTGTTCATATCAGAAGTGATTTGATATTATGTAATGATCCTGATATCGTGGATACTATTGACCCCGTTAAAGTTGGTATTGCAACAAGAACTCCTGTTGATAGACTTCAAATAGGATCACGGAACGAATTTATACCAGTTGTAAATACAAATACTGGAGATCTTGCTGCTCCTGTTGGTGGTTTGGGTACCAATGAAATTACTGGAATCACAATATCTGGATCTGGTATTGTATTGGGACAAGAAGTAAAATCTGGATTCCATACAGTTGGCACGAAGATTTCAAATATTGTTGGAAATACAATTATTGTTGATACTTATGCAACTAATACTGTAGCACAAACTAATGTTCCTATTACTTTTGGTATAAGAAATGATAGTGCTGTTATTGCTATTGGACAAACCGGTTCTGTTGGAATAGGCACTACAAGTGCCGAAGCAAAATTAGATGTTCGTGGTAATTTACAAGTTACTGGAATTGCATCAGTCAGTGAAACTATAAAAGTTGGTGCGGCTGTAACGATTTCATCAAGTGGAGATACATTCATATCTGGTATCACATCTGTAGGCACTGGTGTGACCATTACTCCATCTAATGGAGGTATTGCCGTCACCGGAATTATAACAGCAACTGGTGGATTTATTGGCACAGTTAATAGTAGTGATATTGTTGGTGATATAACAGCAACTAATATTAATGTTACCGAAGAAAGTACTGATGCCGAGTGTAATATAGTTTTTGTAACCGCATCTAATGGAATTCTTCCACCAAAAACTAATGCCAACTTAACTTATGATTCAAGTACTGGAAAATTGCAATCTGCTAGTTTTGAGGGTGATGGATCTTTACTGACTGGTGTTATTGGTGTAGGCACTGGCGTTGAACTTCAATCAAATGGAACTTCGGTTGGAGCTGCAGCAACAATTAATTTTAGTGGAGGATTTAATGTATTACTTTCTACTTCAAGTGGTGTTGCGACAGTAACTCCAACAGCAACGGATAGAAGTGTTTTCTCTCATTATTCTGATTATGCAAGTCATAGTGAAACATCAAATTATGCATACGGTATTGTAGGTATTGCAAACACTTCTTACAATGAAGTAGGAATACTTACTGCAAATTCATCTTCTGCAGATAGTTTTGGATGGTCAGTAGCAACCAGTGCTGATGGCAAGACTATTGTTGTTGGAGATCGCTTTGGTGATGGTAATGCAACAGATTCAGGCGCAGTTTATGTCTTTGATCGTGAAGGAAATACCTATAGTCAAGTAGGTGTCTTGACAGGTTCTTATTCTACCGATAATTATGATAATTTTGGACAAGCAGTAGCAACCAGTGCCGATGGTAAGACCATTGTTGTTGGTGCTTTTGATGATGAAACTTCTGGCACTACTGGTTATGGTCTTGTTTATGTTTATGATCGTGTTGGAAATGACTTTAATGAAGTAGCAATTTTAACTGGTTCTTATGCCACCGAATCTTTTGATTACTTTGGATGGTCAGTAGCAACCAGTGCCGATGGTAATACTATTATTGTTGGTGCTTATGGTGATGAAACTTCTGGCACTACTGGTCATGGTCTTGTTTATGTTTATGATCGTGTTGGAAATGACTTTAATGAAGTAGCAATTTTAACAGCATCTGATCAAGGTGCAGGTGATTCTTTTGGACAGGATGTTGCATGTAGTGTTGATGGTAAGACTATTGTTGTTGGTGCTGGTGGTCATGACGATCTTTCGGGACATACATCTTCAGGCGCAGTTTATGTCTTTGATCGTGTTGGAGATGATTTTAATGAAGTAGGAATTTTAACAGCATTTGACAGTAATAATTACTACTTTTTTGGAAATGAAGTAGCAACTAGTGCTGATGGCAAAACTATTTTTGTTGGTAGAAGTTCTATTTCTGCTAATCAACCTGGTGCTGTTTATGTTTATGATCGTGTTGAAAATGACTTTAATCAAGTAGGAATTTTAACAGGTTTTTATGCCGATGATGATGATCAATTTGGGATCTCTGTGGCATGTAGTGCCGATGGTAAGACGATTATTGTAGGAGCTCAAAGTGATGAGTATCCTGGTTCTGGCAATGGTTCTGGTCTCGTTTATGTTTTTAATCGTCAGGGAAACAACTTTAATGAAGTAGGAATTCTCACCGGATCTTATGCTTCTAATACTGGTGATTATTTTGGACATTCTGTAGCAACCAGTGCCGATGGTAAGACCATTATCGTTGGTGCTTACAATGATGAGATTAATAGTGAACAAGGTCTTGTTTATGTTTTCGATCAAAATGTAAATACAAAATCACTTTTAAGGACTATAGATGAAAAAAATATAATTATAGAATCTAATTTAACAGTAACGGGTGATATTAAAGGAACTGCAGATAATGCCGATAGAAGTATTTTCTCTTCCTATTCCGATTATGCAAGTCATAGTGAAACATCAAATGGATCTTATAATCTTGTAGGTATTGGATCAACTTATATTGAAGTAGGTGCTATAGAACTTGATAATCCTAACTCTAACGATGAATTTGGACACACAGTAGCAACCAGTGCTGATGGTAAGACCATTATCGTTGGTGCTCCCGATCATGATACTAATTCATTATCAAATGTAGGTGCAGTTTATGTCTTTGATCGTGAAGGAAATACTTATAGTCAAGTAGGTTTCTTTACTGGTTCTTATGCTACCAGTAGCAGCGATTATTTTGGACAAGAAATTGCATGTAGTGCCGATGGTAAAACCATAGTTGTTGGCAACCAATATAGTGAATTACCAGGATCGGAGTCGAATAGTGGACTTGTTTATGTCTTTGATCGTGTTGGAAATGATTTTAATGAAGTCGGTATCTTAACCGGTTCTTATGCTTCTCAAAATAGTGATAATTTTGGATCGTCAGTAGCAACCAGTGCCGATGGTAAGACTATTGTTGTTGGTGCTCTTCTGGATGAGAAGGGTGTTGATAGTGTTGATGGCGGAGGTGTAGTTTATGTCTTTGATCGTGTTGGAAATGATTTTAATGAAGTAGGTATTCTAACAGTATCAAGTGGTGCATTTGTTTTTGATTATTTTGGATATTCTGTAGCAACCAGTGCCGATGGTAAGACTATTGCTGTTGGTGCGTATGGTGATGAAAGTGGCGTAACAGTAACTGATGTAGGTGCAATTTATGTCTTTGATCGTGTTGGAAATGATTTTAATCAAGTAGGTATTCTAACAGCATCTTACGATACCGTGCGCTATGACTTTGGACGCGAAGTAGCAATCAGTGCCGATGGTAAGACTATTATTGGTAGTGCTTATTATGAGTCTGGGACCGGTGATCCTACTAAAGGCACTGTTCATGTCTTTGATCGTGTTGGAAATGATTTTAATGAAGTAGGTATTCTAACAGCAGGAACTGAATATGCTGATAATCATGATTATTTTGGATGGTCAGTTGCATGTAGTGCCGATGGTAAGACTATTTTTGTTGGTGCTCCCAATGATGAATATTCATCTACTTTTACTACTGGCATTGTTCATGTTTTTAATCGTCAGGGAAATAACTTTAATAAAGTAGGTATTATAACCGGTTCTTATGCTACTAATCTTGCTGATAAATTTGGATACGCAGTGGCATGTAGTGCAGATGGTAAGTCTGTTATTGCTTCTGCTCTCAATGATGAGATTGGAGGTACTAGTGCTGCCGGTGTCGTTTATGTCTTCGATCAAACAACAGTTGCCAGAGATGCAATTACGGCAACAGATACTGGTGTTTTAATTACCGGAGATCTCAATGTAACTGGTGATATTACTGCATTCTATACTTCTGATGAAAGATTAAAGGATAATATCACTCCAATTGATGATCCTTTGGCAAAGGTAATATCAATTAGTGGTAACACATTCGATTGGAATCAAAATTCCAATAAGTCTGGTCATGATGTTGGTGTTATTGCACAAGAAATAAAAGAAATTCTGCCAGAAGCTGTTACTGAAAGAGATAATGGGTATCTTGCGGTTGATTATTATAAAGTAATTCCTCTCCTAATTGAGGCAATCAAGGAACTTTCTGAAGATAGAAATATCATAACTTCTAAAAACGGAGTTAAGTATCGTTTCGTTGTTGACGATGATGGAAACCTATCAACTGAGAAGGTCTAGGACACTCACCCGACTGGCACACACCCCTTGACCACCCGGTCCAGATGCCCTATAATATGGGGGTAATCAACGGAACAGCATGAACGAGTACGTCAAAGGCATTGTGATCGACATTTGCTCTCGCTCTTTCCTTCTGCTCAGCAGCGAAGGAGATGAGAAGTTCGTAGAGTGCGATACTGTCGATCAATTTATGAATGTCCTCGAAGTTGTAACTGCCAATTTGGAAGAAGATCAGATCGAATATGCAGACCTTGCAATTTGCCAAAAGGTGTGATATACTTAACCTAAATAAACTCAACGATGAAAATCTACACTGTGGATCACTGGCAAGAACATTGGGACGAACTGATCTCCAGAGTTGAAGGTGGAGAGCAAATAGGGATCTCAAACGGAGATAACATAGCAGTCATGATACCAGCAGACGACGAACTTATACGAATATACACAGAACATAACGAAGGGTCTTGACAACAGCATCTCAGGTCTGCTATAATTGACCTGAACCCAATGGGAATATAGCTTAATGGTTAGAGCGGCCTGCTTATAACGGGTTAGTCTGGGTTCAACTCCCAGTATTCCTATTAACTCATAACTTTTCTAAATAGTTATGTAAATATTCATAACACCATTATGTTTAAACTAATTTCAACTTGTAAGGGTTGTGGATGTGAAATTATTAATGAGAGAGAAACTAAGGGGCGCCTCAAAACTTGGTGTAGCGATAAATGTAGACATCAATGGCGTTATCAAAACGATCCAAAATACAAAACAAGTCAACAACAAAGAAATACCTATGATAGGCAAAAGAGAGTTGCCTATGAGAGAAAGTGGTCAGCAATACAATCAAAAGGTGGAAAGTGTCAACAATGTGGTGAAAGTAGACCCGCAATGCTATGCTTTCACCACAGAAACCCATCAGAGAAAAAAATTAGACTAGATTCTAGAAGATTTAGTAATACAAATCTTAAATTACTCCTAGAAGAAGTTGACAAATGCGACCTTCTATGTCATAATTGTCATCAAGAACTCCACAACGCTGATGGGTGGAAAGAGTTCTTTAATAAGCAGGTTTAGCAATCTGGTTGAATGCTCCGTTCTCATAAAGCGGCTAAGGTGGGTTCAATTCCCTCAACCTGCATTGACCATTAACACTCTTTGAGTTATAATGGTCTCATATCACGGGAGTGTATTCCAACAGGCAGAGAAAATCGACTTAAAATCGATCCAGTGTGGGTTCGAATCCCACCACTCCTATTCATTCAAATAAAACATGGACGATCTCAAAATCTATTGCGAAACAATGG